GCTGAACTTTCATCTCAAGTAGAGAAGCTATCTGCTGAACCAGCAGCCGAGCCAATCGCACACGCACCATCAGAAAAAACTGAACAAAAAGAGGTGGTTAAATTCGGTCAGAATCGCCCTGCTAGTACACTTGACCGAGTATTTTCAAAACTAATATAATATAAAAATGAGTAATCAAAAAGTAAATCTATACGCTGGTAATGGTTCTGTTGATACCATCACCTCTACTTACGCTGGAGAGTTTGCAGGAAAATACATTTCTGCTGCCCTCTTGACAGGTAAAACATTAGCTGAAGGTGCAATCACCATCAAACCTAATGTAAAATATAAAGAAGTCGTAAAGAAAGTTGCTTCAACTAACTTTATCGCTGATGCTTCTTGTGATTTTTCTGCTACTGCTGATGCGCTTACACTTACAGAGCGTATTCTTCAGCCAGAAGAGTTCCAAGTTAACCTAGAGCTTTGTAAAAAAGACTTTAGAGCAGACTGGGAAGCTGTACAAATGGGATATTCTGCATTTGACAAACTACCTGCATCTTTCTCTGACTTTATTCTAGGACATGTTTCTGCTAAAGTTGCTGAAAAGACAGAGCAAAACATCTGGGGTGGTGTAAACGCTAACGCTGGTGAATTTGACGGTATTACAGTTCTTGCTGCTGCTGATGGAGATGTAAACGATGCTGCTAATAGTTCTGAAACATCTTTCAGTTCTTCTAACATTTCAACACTTCTTGGAAATGTAGTTGATGCTATTCCTTCTGCTGTTTATGGTAAAGAAGATTTGACTATCTACGTTCCAACTGTTGCATTGCAATCTTATGTTCGTGCATTAGGTGGTTTTGCTGCTGAAGGACAAGGTGCTGCTGGTGTTAACGCACAAGGTTCACTTTGGTACAATCAAGGGAATGCACTTTCTTTTGAAGGTATTAAAATCCAACATGCGCCAGGAATGCCATCTGACCACATCGTTGCTGGTGAGGCTTCTAACATCTTCTTCGGTACAGGTCTATTAAGCGACCACAACGAAGTAAAAGTAATCGACATGGCTGACATTGATGGAAGCCAGAATGTACGTATCATCATGCGATATACAGCAGGTGTACAATACGGTATCGGTTCTGACTTGACGTTACTGACGTTAGCATAATAATTGTTTAATCGAAAGGGGTGGCTAATCCTACCCCTTTTACTAAAAAAGTAAAACTATGGCTTGTGATTTAACTGGCGGAAGATTAAGACCTTGTAAGGATGCTGTCGGTGGTATTAAGAAACTACACTTTGTAGATTTCGGTGATTTAGGAACTTTAACCTATGGTTCTAGTGATGAGATTACTGATATGACTGGTACTTTCGATTATCATACTTATGATGTTAAAGGTAATTCTTCGCTTGAAACAAACATTACATCTTCTATGGAGAATGGAACAACATTCTTTGAGCAGGTGTTAAGCGTTACATTGTTTAAGCTAACTAAAGAGGACAATAAAGAATTGAAGTTAATGGCGTATGGTAGACCACACGTTGTTGTACAAACATTTGATGACAAGTTCTTGTTGGTTGGCGCTGACAATGGTTCTGACGTAACTGGCGGTACTGCTGTAACTGGTACTGCAATGGGAGACCTAAATGGCTACACACTAACTTTAACTGCTAATGAAATCCGTATGCCATCTTTCGTAGATGGAGGTACTGATGCAGACCCATTTGCAGGTATGACAAGTGCTACTGCTACTGAATCTACTCAAAGAGACCCTTCATAAATTTAATAGGGTTGTGAATCTAAAAGGGGTTGCTTATGCGACCCTTTTTTTGTATCTTTGAAACAAATAACAATTTGATTGTTACTTTGATATGCACATATTACAAGCGATAGACTCGGTACAGACTATAAAGATTAAGCCAAGAAAAACGGTTTTATCTGGTAGCTGTATTGTTGAGATGACTAACAAATCAGAAAGAAGGACATTTGAATATACTGTCTCTCATAGTTACGACTCATCAACAAATATAACCACGTTGAGTTTTGCATTTCCTAATCTTATATCTGAATCATATTACAGTATTGTAGTTAAAGATAATGATGGGGATATTTACAGGGGAATGGCTTATGTAACAGACCAAACTGATTTTGATAAATACGAGGTTGGTAAAGGAGATTACATAGTTGAACAAACATTTGATAATGACTTTATTGTAATAGGAGATGAGAGTGGTGGAGTAACGCCATCACCAAGCGATGTTACATTGTGTTACGATACTTCAGCTATGGATGCGTTAACATCAGCATTTAAGATATGTGATTTATACTGCGTTACAATAGACGAGGTTAGTTACGATGATTGGTATTTACCATCAAAAGAAGAAGCTGAAGAGTTATATAGATATCTAGGGCTTCTTAATCAAGTTGCTGTACAATACGGATATGACCCATATTATGTTCCAGAGGTGGTATCAACGCCATCTGGACCAAGTCAAACAAATTTATATTATTGGACATCAACAGAAAGAGTTGAATCACCAAGCAGAGCTTATGTTTATCAGAGATGGTTTTATAATCCACCAATATCAAATTTAACAAAGGACATTCCAGAGAATTGCTACTTATCTGAAGTAAATTGTAGTGGTGCTTATTACAACACTAAAAAGACAAGAGTTAGACCTGTAAGATTTGAAGCTGGAGTAGATGGAAGTATTCAGGGGAATCTAGGTGAAAAAGGTTATGGGGGTATTGTCGCTGGCGCATATACTCTTAATGGAGTAGATGGTGCATTGATAATCTCACCAACAGAACCTAAACCAGCAGACGGATATACGCAATGGAGTGATTTAGGACAAACAACAACAGGAGTTACAAGCGAAACTGACGGACAAGCAAATACAACAGCAGCATTAGCATTAGGAGCATAAGAAATGGCAAAAAAAGCAAGACATTACGCAAAGAAAAGACCTATTATGAATAATAAAGAAGAAGGTAAAATACATATTGTTCAACTCGGTTCTTATTCAAGACCAGAGATTAAAGAATACTATAACGATGATTTCGTTGCTTATGGTGAGGACAATGACTATTTCACCTACCTGATAGACAGGTACAATGGAAGTCCAACAAACAATGCTGCAATCAATGGCATATCTGAAATGATATATGGAAGAGGTCTTGATGCGACAGATAGTAAAGAGAATGAGTCTGGATATAAGGAGATGACAGAACTCCTTAAAAAAGATGTAATTAAGCGAATTACCCACGATTATAAAATGATGGGTCAAGCTGCGTTGCAAGTTATATACACCAAAGACCGCTCTAAAATCGCACAGGTAGAGCATATACCAGTAGAGACGTTAAGAGCCGAGAAATGCAACTCTAAAGGCGAAATAGAGGCATACTACTACCATTCTGATTGGAGTACAGCAAGTACAGGAGATAAGCTAACTAGAATACCTGCATTTGGATTCTCTAATGCTGCTATTGAGATACTTTACATAAAGCCTTATCGTGCTGGGTATAAATACTATTCGCCAGTAGATTATCAAGGAGGATTACAGTATGCAGAGTTAGAAGAAGAGATTGCAAACTATCATATCAACAATATTCAGAATGGATTAAGTCCATCTATGCTTATCAACTTTAACAATGGTACGCCAGATGCAGAGCAAAGAGATGCCATAGAGAATAGCATTATCAATAAATTTAGTGGTAGTTCTAACGCAGGTAGATTTATCTTGGCGTTTAACGATAGCAAGGAATTAGCAGCTACTATTGAGCCAGTACAGCTATCAGATGCACACCAGCAGTATCAGTTCTTATCTGACGAAAGCATGCGTAAAGTAATGGTATCACACCGTATCGTATCACCTATGCTTGTTGGTATAAAAGACACATCTGGTTTAGGTAATAATGCGGAGGAATTGCAGACTGCATCTGTACTTATGGATAACACCGTTATCAGACCAATGCAAGTTACTATTCTTGATGAGCTTGAGAAGATACTTGAGTACAACAGAATTGAATTAGACATCTATTTTAAGACCCTACAACCGCTTGAATTTACTGACTTGACTAATGCTATCAGCGAAGCCGAGATAGAGAAGGAAACAGGCGTTAAAAAGGATATAGAGGAAGAAGTCAAAGAAAAGATAGAAGAACAAATTGAAGATGTAGAATAATGGCAACAGCAATATTTATAAAGAGAAGCGACCTTATTAAGAATACTGCGTTAAGCGGTTCGATTGATACTGATAAATTTATTCAGTTCATTAAGATTGCACAAGAGATACACATTCAAAACTATTTAGGAAGCGACTTGTATGATAAGATTAGTGAAGATATAGTTGCTGGGTCTCTTGCAGGAGATTATTTGGCGCTAGTAAACGACTATATACAACCCATGCTTATTCATTATGCTATGGTTGAGTACCTTCCGTTTGCGTCTTATACTATTGCTAATGGAGGTGTATTTAAGCACAGTTCTGAAAACAGTACTATTGTAGACAAGCAAGAGATTGATTCGCTTATAGCAAAGGAGAGGGATTATGCGGAGTATTATACTCAAAGGTTAATTGACTATTTAAGTTTCAATGCGCCAAGTAAATTCCCAGAGTATTACAGTAATTCTAACGAGGAAATATATCCTGATAAAAACGCTTTATTTAACGGATGGATGCTGTAAGTAAGTACAAACCAAAGAAGGACAACGAAATAAAACTAAAATGTTACTTAAATAAAGAGCAAGATGCCAAACGAAATATATCACAAAAGCAATTGGGGAAACGCTAACGCAGAAGGGTTTGGCGATGTGTACTTTGATGCAGCAGCAACAAACAAGCTGTACAATCACTCTGACTATTACGAAAACTCTAATGGCACAGATAAGATATTAAGAGATTTAAGTAACAAAGCAAGTATAGTCTTAACACCTACTGCATATTCAGATGGTAGCTTAAATACTGTTATACCGCCTTATCAAGTCTTGCCACAAGAATTAGTTACTAATGGGGATTTTAGTGATGGTACTAATGATTGGAGTACATCAAATTCTACTTTAAGTTTAGATAATGGTTATCTGAAAATAACATCAACGGGAGGGAACAGACCACAAGCAAATCAAACTGTTTTGGGGTTAATCGCAGGTAAAAAATATAGATTAAGTGCAGAGGCTAAAAGAGGCACTTGTGTTAATGGAGTTGAAATTGAAATATCAGGCATTGGCTCAACAGTAGACACAAATAAAAACAACACAACAGAATTTAAAGATATATTTTACGAATTTACAGCTACATCAACAACACACACCATACAAGCTAAAATTGATGATGGTTCATCGACAGTTGGAGAAACTGCTTTTTTTAAAATTGTAAATTTAAAAGAAATACAAGAAGCCGACTTTGATTTTAGTAGAGGTTCAAGTGCTACAAGAGTAAACGAGAAAGGACTTATAGAAAGTATTGCAAGTGGATTACCAAGAATAGATTACACGTCAGGGTTTGGTAGTTTGTTATTAGAGCCACAAAGGACTAATTTAGTTCCTTATAGTGAGGATTTTAGTCAATGGACTGCAACTACCGCCACAGTTTCAACAAATCAAATAATATCGCCTGATGGCACTCTAAATGCCGATAAAATAACAATAAACTCTGATGCATTGTCAGGTGTAAGATTGTTTACGCAAATAAATGCACAAAAATATAACTTTTCTTGCTACATAAAAAAAGGCACTACTTCAAATGTTAAACTTTATATTATACAGCAAGGTGTTTCTGAATATAAGATTGACGTTGATTTAGACACAGGTACACTTGGCGCAATACCATCAGGAATAACTGACGCTAAAATACATTTAATTGGTAATGGATGGTATAGAGTTTCTTGTTCGAGAAACTTTACTGCATCAGCTTCAAATCACGGTGTAGGTATAATTGCTGAAAACAATAATGGTAATGACTTTTATATATGGGGTGCGCAACTCGAAGCAGGAAGCTACGCAACCTCCTACATACCAACAAGCGGTTCAACAGTAACTCGCTCTGCTGACGTAGCAAACAATAGCGGTAATGCTGACTTAATAAACTCAACAGAGGGAGTTTTATATTTAGAAGCTGCAACATTAGTAGACCCTACAAGCGTTATGATAATTGGCTTATCTGATGGGACTAATGCTAATAGAATAAGTATCACATTTCATTCAACATTAAACAGAATACAAATATTTGCACAGAAAAATAGTGTTCAATTATTTAATATAGATAATACATCAGTATCTAAAACAAACTTTAATAAAATAGCAATATCTTATAATAGTACATCTGCTAAATTTTTCTTAAATGGAACTTTAGTTGCCTCTGCTACTCCTACGGATATGTTTACTGCTAACACATTAGATAGAGTAAATTTTGATATTGGAAATGGTGCTAATGACTTCTACGGAAAAACAAAAGAACTTGCAGTATTTAAAGAAGCATTAACAGATGCAGAGTTGGAAAATTTAACAAGTTGGGTTAGCTTTACAGAAATGGCTACTGATTTAGAATACACATTAGAATGATATACGACAAGGCATCTTTAGTACAAATACCTAGTGGCTACA